ACCACCAGCAGATATAATTGTTGAAAATACTGAATTGTTGCCAGGATTTCCGTTTGGGTCTCCTCCGGTTAACCCCGCACCGCCAGCACCAACAGTCACGGTATAGGTAGTTCCTGCGGCTATAGATAATCCAGTTCCAGTTCTAAATCCACCAGCACCACCGCCACCTGCGTGTTGTCCACCACCAGAGCCGCCACCGGCCACGACTAGGTACTCAATCGAAGGAGGAGGCCACTTACCTTGCGCGTTGAAATACAGTTGTTTAACCAGCGTCCAGACACCACTGGCCCCGCCTTGGGATACAACAGGCTCTGTAGCGCTAATTATTCCACCGGGGTAACCGTGAATAGCCATCTTTTAGCCTTACGAATTAATTTCTTCCCAACTTGCAGTAACCACAAGGTCGTTAGCAGCACTCGCTGTTGCACCGATTGACTTGTCTTCTAGTAGATAAAAAGAAGTCGTCTTATCAGTAACGATTAAGGTCGCATCGGCTGGAACCGAGATGGTTGAGGCGATTGCAGTTCCGGTCCCCCCGAGGTCGTCCTGAGAGAAGATCTTGATCGTAATGTCTGCCGCCGCTGAACCATCGACGTTAGCAACAACGATTGAGTTGATCTTATAGACCTTGCCAGAGGACGCTGCGTTATTGACGAGCGCCGTTGCAAAAGGATCTGCGGTTGAAGATATAAGCGTCGTTGACGTATTACCAAGAATACTGGTTACGTTGACGATGTTTGGGTTTGCCATTTCTTACTCCTTAGAAGCCAAAAATTAGAGACATGGCAATTGCTTTGCCTGTCCCAATACCTGCATTAGCAAAAGAAAGCGTTCCACTTCCATTGGTTACGATTGCTTGTCCGTTTGTACCGTCTGCCGCTGGCAATGTCCATGTAACGTTTGATGCGATCGTCGCTGCACCTTGGAATGCCACATAGTTTGATGAGTCAGAATCTGCGAACCTCAGATCCGCCTGTGCGGGCAGCGTTACATTGTTGCTGTCGTCAACGGTTACTCCGGAGTTTTGAATCAGTTTACCGGTAGTAAGATCGAATCGAGCGATTGCGTTATCGGTAGCACTTGCTGGGCCCACCACATCGCCAGAAGCACCGGATGAAGAGGCCAAGAGCGTGACAGTGCCTGAACTGTTCTCACAGTACAGTTTCATGTCATTAATATTTAGACCCAATTCACCTGGCTCTAAGTTAACAGCGGTAGGAACTGCTGATGCAGTTGTGCTGTGATAAAGTTTGATTGGAGTGTATCCGGCTTGAGCCATAATTACCTCTTATTTAAAAATTCCGTTAAGTGTTGATGAACTACCTGCGGCTCCATGAAGCGGTCGCTCTTGTGCTCGACCATCTCCCACCACAGAAACTGGTTGGCCTCCAAGCAAGACCGGCTTTTGAGAAGATTTATATTCTCTGGATGACCGAATATCAGCGGGTCGGAGACCGACCAAAGCACTATCCCCGGCCTGTGTTCGTCCCAAGCTAGGTGCTGAAAGAAACTGTCGCATCCGATCCATGTCTTGCATTGCCTAATTAAGTTCCTTAGCTCAGAAATCGGTAAATTCTTCCTAAAATCCTCTACTAAACCTTCTTCTCCATCAACGCCAACCTGTACGATCGGCCCATCAATCATTCTTACAAGTTCTGGCCAGTATGGATAGTCCTTTGGGTTTTGCTTTCCGGTTCTGAGTTTTTTTGCATATGGTGCTATCAAAATCATAGGTACATCTTGCGGTAGGCATTCCCAAACTATCTTTCCAATCCCATTGATGCATCTTTTTATACACACTAAATTGATCCAAGTCCCCAAAAGTCTGTTTGGCGGTTGCAATCGACTCACCAGATACAATTTCGGGGTAACAACTAAACACGGCTGGATTCTTTACTTCTGGCAGCACATGACTAAAAACAATATGATCTCCCATGCCGCTATCTAACACCACCACGGTGTTGTCTTTGTACTTTAAAAATCCTTTAAAAATCTCTTCATCGTGGGCATAAAGGCTTGAATCTTTTTCGCTTCGGATTCCACCAGTCTCAGCCTTCAGATGCCAGGTCGTAGCCTGGGGAACGGCGATTACCCGATAGTCCTTTTTCTTCAGAGAATAGGTAAACATAGTCTCTTCCCGATGGGCCACCCTTGAAAGCCCCAAGTGGTAGTCGGCCACCCCAGCTCGGTACAGGAAAGAGCAGTGCAGGTGATCGACCTCGGTCAGATACTTAACCTCATCCCATTGGATATTGACCTCAGAATCTATGTTCTCCAAGAGGCCAGTCGATTTGGAGGTGTCAAAGGGCCTTCCAGGCATCAAAATAGCCCCGCCGATGGCCCCAACATCGGTGTCAATATATGAGGCTAGGGTTTCCAAGACTCGAGGTTCAGGAATGGCATCATCGTCCACCCGCCAAACCCACTCAAAGCCCATAGAGTTGGCCATCTGATGGTTATGGTGCTGCCCCTTACGGCCAGCAAAAAGCCACTCCCAAGCGATTCCCTTATGGTTCAGGATGCAGAATAGGTTTTTGTAGGTCGGGTGCTCCCGAAGATCTTCAGGTTCATCGTTATCATCAAAGATCACCAGCTTATCGACTTGGCGGCTCTGACTAATAACCGCCTGAATCGCTAACGGCAGGGTCGTGTAGTACCGGCCGCGGGTAGAGATGGAACACAAAATCCGATGCCGCTCCCAAATCTCGTTGGTTCTTTTCAAGTCCCGATAGTTGACCATTTCACCATGAGGGCCTAGATCCCACGCCCCGATCTTCTTTCGGTCTTTGAGAGTAAACCCTAAAAATTCAAGTTTTTTTTGTAGGACCTCAATGCCTTGATATTGAGGGTGCAGGTCTCCGTGAACCTCTAGGGCTATGGTGGAGATCCGAGCCATCTCATCTTTTGAGGCGTTCATGAGGATGTCGTACTCCGACCCTTCACAGTCCATCTTTAGAAAGACATTGTTGCCCTCAACCATCTTGAGCAGGTCTTTAAGGGTTACGGCCTGGACCTCTTCTGAGTCTTCAGAATCCCCGTAAAGGCTGTTATGGCCGCTTTTCTGATGTAGCCCAATTTTTGTAAGTCCAGCTCTATCCAAGACTACGGTTTTCTGAGGCTTGATAACGTCTGTGCCCGACTTCCAAAGATTTTGAATCAGGATGTCAAAGGTACTTGAGACTGGTTCCACAGCGATGACTTTCTTCGCTCCGAGCCGTGCTGCGAGTATTGAAAACATCCCCCGATTGGCTCCGATGTCGATCACCGGACGGCCTTTTATGTTCTTCTCGGATACCTGATAGACGTTACCAAGGACAACCTCATCGAAGATCTCCTTGGCCTCTGGGCTATCGGCTAACCAAGACAAATCCATCAGAATGTCCCACCGTTTATGCCTGCCGTAAAAGCATTTGTTGATGCGTTATAGGTCAAGTCACTGTCGACCAAGACCGACTGACTTCCTGAAGTTCCAGTTACCAGCGTCGGGAAAGTCGTTGACGCTGAAGTCGTTGCAACCGTGACCGTTGTGGGAGGCGCACCAGAAAATCCTGAGAAACCCGAGAACCCTGAAATCCCGCTGAATCCTGAAAATCCAGATTGGCCTGAATCGCCTGAAAAACCTGAGATTCCTGAAAATCCTGATTGACCATCCTGTCCTGAAAAGCCCGAAAATCCTGAGATTCCGCTGAATCCTGACTGACCATCTTGGCCTGAAAATCCTGAGATCCCACTAAAGCCTGAAAATCCACTAAAGCCTGAAAATCCTGAAATGCCGCTTTGCGCTTGACCATCAATTCCTGAATAACCTGAGAACCCTGAAAATCCCGACTGGCCTGAAGCACCTGAAAAACCTGACTCTCCCGAAAATCCTGAAAAACCGCTAAATCCTGAGGTTCCAAGGGCGCTGACCCAATTACCGTTTATTAAACCCTCAAAAGAATTAGTATCTGTGTTGTACCGAAGCTGGCCATCGGTAGCCCCCGTTCTTTGGGCAGTAGTCCCTGAAGGGACCTTCATCGCTCCGGTGCCTGGCATCTGCGGGTTGGATGAAATTGACAGGGTTGGATCGTTTGAGCCATTCCCGTTGGCTACATCGATCTGATTCGCAGTCCCATAAATCTGGCGACCAGCGATCACAGTGCCGCCGACAACAGCCAGCATTCCAGTACCACCAGAATTTGCCAAAGCAAGCGCAAGGCCGCTGAGAGAGACCGTAGGGTTTCCTGATACACCGTTTCCGTTAGAAACCGCAATACCAGCCCCAGAAGCCGTCAGCGTGCGGGCAACAACAGAACTTCCCGTATCCTTGGCAATCAGACCCGTAGAAGCGACTTCTAACGATCCAGCAGTAGCATTGAGGGTGATCTGAAGCGTGCTTTGAACGCCACCGTCAACCAGACCAATGCCGGTTCCACCGGACAAGCGCCGAGAATTTGTCAGCGACGGCTCTTGGTTAACCGTAATAAAGGTCTGCGTCTGACTCGGCGAGGCAGCAATAGCCCCCGTGGTCGTTTGGACGGTCTGCCCATTTTGGACTATGGGGACCGCCTCAGTGCCTGTAATTGCACCAGCGGCGGGTAGCTGGGTAATAGTGACTTGGGCTGATGGCATTATGGACTCGGGCTAATAACATCAAGGTTCCCATTGCTCTCGGG